GGGCTGGGCCGCGCCGAACTGCGCGGTGTACATCACCAGCTCGGGGTCCACCCATTGCATGGCGAGGGCGCGGATCGTGTAGTCGCCCTCGATGCCGATGCGTTCCTCTTTGATGTGGACCTGCATTCCGCACTCCAGGCCGTCCGGTCCCCAGATGATAAAGCTGCCCGTCTCGATGGGGTACCCGTAAGTAAGCACCTGACTCTTGGCCTTGAGCGCGGCGTCCCATCCGGTCACGATGCTCGTGTCCACGATGCCCGAGGAATATTCGCCGTACTGCCCTATCGACACCGGATCGGAATAGCTGGCCGAAATCACCACGCCCGATGACTGGTCGGGCCCGCCGCGCACATACATGTGATTGATCGGGTTCGTGAAGTCGTGCTTGTAGCCTTCCACCCGCACCGGGAAAGTACTCACATAGTCCGGCGACGTGGACAGGCCGAACGGCGCGGCGGGCGCGGCCGAGGCCAGCGAGTAGTGCAGGCCTCCGTTGAAGTCCACGCGCCACTGGCCCATCGAAAGCGTAGTGAGTTCGTCCAGCACCTGTCGGCAGGTTTTGGTGAGCCAGTCGAAGGCGTTGATCTGCGGCACCAGATTGGCGATATCCGCCAGTTGAATCTTGGGGCAGAACTTGCCGAGAAGCGCCGTGATGATGCCCTGGTCGCTGTTGGGCAGCGTCAGCGCGAAGCTCGAATCCCAACACACCGCGCGGTCGAGCCATGCGGCCCAGTCGTTCATGTCGCACTGATAGAACAGGCTGAAGCCGGGAGTGTCCGACTGCTGCATGGTGATGGCATAAATCTGGCCGTCGAAGAGCTTCGTCACTCCGTCCCGCCCGTCGAGGATGGCAACCTCGTATAGCTCCTTGATGCCGATGGAATACACATCCGTGTCATAGATTGCGGAGTCATAGCGGGCCATTGCCGCGTTCAGCGCCTGACCCATGATCGAGATGGACGCCGTGGTGATGCGCTTGGTGGAATCGAAGGCGATCCGCGTGGCCGACAGCAGGCAGGAGCCGGTCACATCGCTGCCGTTCAGGATGATCTTGATATTCATCGCTTTTTGCGGCGGGCGCGGAGCACGAAATACCGCTCGATCAGCGGCCAGAGCAGAATCGACAGGAGGCCGATGATGGAAAGCGCGAGTCTCATCCTTTAATCGCCACCATCTGACCCGTTAAGTTGGCCGCGATCTGGTTGCCTAACTGCCGCGCGGCCTCTGCGGTCGTGAGGTTGCCCGCATTGATGGTCACGGTAAGCTGCTGGAACCCGGTCGTAATCGAATCCCGCATGCTGGCCGCAATGTCGCGGATATCTTCCAGCACGCCCTTGATGTCGGGCAGGTACGGCAGCACGCCGTTCTCGATCATGTCCTTCATGTAATCGAGGTCGCCCAGCGCGTTGTTTGACCAGTCCTTGAACAGGTCGCGGAGATTTTCGGTCGCCTTGGTGTTGGAACCCCAGGCCAGTTCCTCATCGATCTTGAAGAGCACGCCCAGGATGCCGCCGTCCGCGCGGTCGCCCACATACATCATCGTGTAACGGGTGTTGTGCTCGATCGATGCAAGCTGCGCTCCCATGTGGATGTTCTGGATATCGCCGATGATGCCGGTGATCGCGCTTACCACGGAGCCGACTGCGCCCACGCCGCTCAGGAGCGAACCTGCCGAGCCTGCTATGCCAGCCGCCGCGCCGCCAGCCCCGCCAGCCGCGCCCACGCCGGGGATGGCCTGCCCGACCTGCCCCATCGTTGCCGACGACGTGGCAAGGCTGCTGCCGCCGCTGAAGAGGTTCGTGACCGTGCTCCCGATCTGCTTGAGCGAGTCGAGCACGCCGCCCAGGCCCTGCCCGCTGAGCAGGTTGGCGATGGTGGTGGAAATGAAGTTTTCTATCGCTTTGGTAACCGGCTCCAGGAACCCCTTGAGCGCGGCCTCGGCGATGCTCTGCCACATCGCCGTCATCACATCGGCGAAACTGCCCTTGCCGGTGACGACGGTCTTGATCAGGTCATCGAACATCGTGCTAACCGCGCTGTGAATGCCGTCGTAGGCCGTCTTCCACTGCGAGGTCGTGATGTCGAGATGGTTTTGGAGATCCTGTTCCTGCGCGGCCAGCTGGTTCTTCTGGGCCTCGGTCACTTCGCCGCCAAGCTGCACCGTCGTCTGCAATTGAATCTGCTGGTTCCTTACCCATGCCTCCTGCAACTGCACCGCGCTGGCCGTGCCGCTGGCCGCGATGTCGTCATACGCCTTCTGGGCCTTGGCCGCGGAGTCCGTCAACTGCTGCGTGACCGTGACGCCCAGGATTTTGTATTCGTCCTCGACGGTCTTGAGCGCAGCCACGCCCAGCTTCGTCCATGCATTCGCGGTCTGGCCTGCGGCCGCAACCTGGATGGCCGCAGAGGCCTCCGCTGAATTACCCACGCCCACGAGCGAGGCCTGCACCTCGGTGGCCGACGTGAGCGTGTTCTGCGCTGCCTGCTGCTGCGTCTGGTCGTTCTTCTGCACGGCGGGCGTGTACTGGTCGTTGTACTGCGTGACCTCCTGGCCCACCAGATCGAACAGCTTCTTTTGCGCGGTCGCTACGTCGGCGCTCGTGGCGAGGCCCGCCTTCTGAAGGTTCTGCACTCTCGCCACGGCATCGGCTGCGTTCTGAATCTGTTGGGTGAGCGATTCAATCGACGTAGCGCCGAGCGTCTTCATCGCGTCATTCAACTGGTCGAGCGGCGGCTTCGTATTCTCCAGCTGCGTCTGAAGGTCCTTCAACTGGTTTTTCAGGTAGTCGGGGATCGGCTGGCCCAGCTGCGTGAACTGCGCGATCAGTTGCTGAAGCAGCCCGATCTGCGCCTTGATGTAAGGCGCGGAGTCCGTGCCGAGCGACTTGCCGATGGCGTCTGAATAGTCGCTCCATTTCTGGATGGCCGCATCCAACTGCTGGTCGGTCTGGACGCCCACGGCGTTCAGCGCCTCGCCGTAGGCCTTCGCCACTGCCGCCGCCTGGGCCTGCTGCGCGTTGGCCAGTACCTGCCGCGCGGCGTCCACGTTGGCCTGCACCGCGAGGCCCGCCTGCATGTCGGCGGTGGTCTGGTCGAGCGCCTTCTGCGAGTTCGCTACCAGACCGTCATAGTACTCCTGCTCCGTGATCGCGCCCTGCTTATAGGCATCCGCCACGGTGGTGTTCATCATGGTGGCGATGGCCTGCTGCTTAGTTACCAGGGCGTCGAATGCGGCCTGCTGCTCGGCCGCGCTCGTCTTGCCGGAAGTCGCAAGCAGCGTGTATGCCGCGCCCGCCTTATCAGCTGCGCCCTCCAGCGCAGGCAGGCCGGTTACGCCGAGCGACTTGTAGGCATCGGCCAGGGCCAGCGTGTCGGTCACAAGCTGACGCGTCGCCGCCGATGCCGTGGCCCAGGCGCTGCCCATGATCTTCTCGGCATTGGTCGCGCTCTCGTTGATGCCGCCGTACATGGCCGCGAAGGCCTGCGCGGTCGCGGGCGCGACGGCATACAGCGCGTCGTAGGTCTTCTTGAGGGCCTCGTTATAGGCAAGCTGCTCGGCGGCGGCTTTCTTGGCCGCGGCGTCGTCTTTCGCCTGCTGCGCGGCGGCGGCTTTTTCCGCGTTCGATTGCGCGAGGTCTGCCGCCTCTTGTTGTTTCCGCGCGTTGATGGTCGCTTGGGTCTGCGCGGCGTTGTCTTTGATCGCCTTCGTGTGGGCATCGACTGCGGTCTTGTTGTCTGCGATGGCCTTCTGGCCACGGCTCCAGGCATCAGTCAGGCTGTTCACCGTGTTCGCCACGGCGGGTATCGACATCGCCCACTTGCCGAGGCTCTGAATCCAGCCGCCGATCATGCCGAAGAACTGCTCGAACTTTTCGACTAGCCAATCGACTACGCCGCCGACGATGGATTTGAGGTTCGTCCAGGTCTGTCCTACCAGCGTGGCAATGCCGCCGAAGGCGCTGCTGAACCAGCCGCCCACGCCGCTCCAGAGGGCCTTCCAGCCCGCTACGATGTCATCCCATAGCTGGATGAACACCGCTTTGATGGCGGGCCACTCCTCATAGACCCATTTACCGATGAGGCCGAGAGCCGCGATGAGCGCGACGATGGGCGCAACCGGGCCGGTGAACGCCGCAGCCACCACGCCGAGGGCGGCGCCCAGGATCGGCAGCGCGGTCGAGATGGCGACGATTGCGGGGATTGCTGCGCCGACCGCCAGCGCAACATCCTTCACCGGCTGGCTCAGGTTCGTCCACCACTGCGCGGCGTCCTGCACCAGTTGTGAAATCTGCATCAGCACGGGCGCGAATGCGTTCAGCGTGCTCAGGATCGAATTGCCGATGGCCTCCTTGGCCTCTTCGCCCGAGTTCTCCAGGATCTTCATCGCGCCGGTCCACGTTTGGCCGGCGAGTTCCGCGGAACCCTGGAACCGCTGCTTGAGGTCCTCGGTCACGGCCTCGGTCACGGTCTGGGCCGTCACCATGCCCTTCTTGAC